CGACGCCGACCTCAAGCGCGAAGACCTTTACCTCGACTGGGCTGCGGTCAATGCGCTGGCCGCGCACTTCCGCCGGCTCACGCTCGTCGGCGAGTCGAGCGGCACCGCGTTCGCACTCCACCCGTGGCAGCTGTGGGTGCTCGCCCAGATCGTCGGGTGGCGCGTCCTCGCCGACGGCCGCCGGCGCTGCCGACTCGCGCTCGTCCAGGTCGCCCGCGGCAACGGCAAGACCACGCTCATGGCGGGTCTTGCCCTGTGGGATCTCCTCGCCGGCGACGGTCGGCGCGTGCACGTGATCGCCAACAACGAAGAGCAGGCCGGAATCTGCCTCGACACGGCAAGGACGATGGCCATCCGGCTCGCCGACCCCACGCTGCTCGCGCGCGCCCAGCGCGTCGTGCGCCCGTCGCATGATTGCGAAATGACCGCGCTGCCGGCGCTCGAGCGCAGCCTGGACGGCCTGAACCCGTCGCTCTGGATCGCCGACGAAGCCGCTGAGTTCAAGGGCCGCTTCCTCACCAAACTGCTAACCACCGGCGCCAAGCGCCGCGAATCCACCGGGGTGATCATCACCACGCCGGGCAGCAACCCTGAAAACCACTACGCGGAACTGGTCAAGCAAAGTGAAGCCATCCTGAGCGGCGAGCTGGAGGACGACACGGTCCTGCCGATCCTGTACGGGCTCGACCCGGCGGACGCCCTGGACGATGAGTCGAACTGGGGCAAGGCAAATCCCGGCCTTGAGCACGGGCAACCCGACCTCGCGTCTCTCAAACGTTCATGGAACACCATGAAGCGCTCGCCGATGGGTCGCGGCGAGTTTGCGCGCTACCACGCGGCGCGCTGCGACGAGAACACCGGCGGCTGGCTCGATATGAGTCTGTGGCCGGGTGGCAGCGCGGTCGACTGGGAAAGCCTGCGCGGGCGTCCCGCGTGGTGCGGCCTTGACCTTTCCAAGACGCTCGACATGACGGCGCTGGTCGTGGCCGTGCCGCTCGACGATGGGCGCGTCGCCATCCGTGGGCACTACTGGTGGCCGCGCGCCGAGGTCGCGCAGCGCGAGTTGGACTACCGCTACCCCATCAGGACGTGGGCCGCCGAGGGCAAGATCACGTTGACGCCAGGGCGCGAGATCGACTACGAAGCCGTGCGCGCGCGCATCCTCGAGCTGCGCGACGAGTTCGACATCCGGGCCGTCGGCTACGACTCGTGGGGCTCGAAGTACCTCGCCGAGCAGCTTCAGACGGACGGCGTGCCGATCATGGCGTACCGAATGGGCATTAGCACGTTCGGTCCGGGCTGCGCGCTGTTCCAGAACCTGTGGGCCGGCTCGCGTCTGGTCATCGGCGACGACCCGATCCTGCGGCGCTCGTGCGCCGACGCCCACGCGAAGCGCGACCAGAACGGCAACATCCGGCCCGTGAAGTCGCGGGAGTTCTGCGCCATCGACCCGCTGGTCGCGTCGATCATCGCGTGCCACGTGTGGGGCGGTACGAAACGCTCCGGCTACGACGAAGAAGCCGAGGAATATTTCAAACGGAATACTGTTTAGATGCGATCCGCGCGGACGACGCAGCACCTAATACATAGATGCTGCGCGAACTGTTCCGACGGTGGCTAGGCCACTATCCGACACACGGCGTGCTCGTTCCGAGTTTCGACTCGGCCGGCATTCCGTCGGTGACGCCGTCGACCGCGCTCGCTTTCACTCCGGTCTACCGCGCGGCGTCGCTCATCGCTAACGACATCGCGCGCACGCCGCTTGAGATCGACGACGACATCGCCGCGCGGCTGATCGCGCAGCCGAACCGATGGCAGAACGGTTTCGAGTTCCGCCGCGCGCTCACGCTCCAGGCGCTCCTCTACGGAAACGCCTTCGCGGTCATCAATCGCACCGTCGGCGGCGACCTCCTCGAACTGCTTCCCGTCGACATTGAGAGCGTGTCGCTCGACCTGACCAAGGCCGAGCCGTTCTACAAAACTCGCCAGTATGGCGAGGTGCCTATGACCTCGATGCTGCACATCCGTGCCGTCGGGCTCGACGGGCTCTGGGGCGAGAGTCCGGTCCGCCTCTGCCGGACCTCGCTCCAGATTCTCGCCGCGCAGGAATCGTCGCAGCTTGAGGTCATGCGGAACGCCGGAAACCCGAAGCTCGCCATTGTGCATCCGGGCCCGATGGGCGCGCCCGCGAAACAGATGGTCGCCGAGGATTTCGTGAAGCACCACGCGGGCGCGGCGAACGCAGGCCGACCGCTCGTTCTCTCGGAGGGCATGAAGGTCGAGCGGATCTCATCAACGCTCGATGACGCAGGCATCGCCGCGGCGCGCCGCTACAGCGTCGAGGACGTCTCGCGCATCTACGGCGTGCCGACTTCCTACCTGAGCGAGCACAGCACGAACGCGTACGGCTCGATGGAATGGCTCAGCCGTATGTACGTCGACGCGTGCCTCTCGCACTGGTTCGCCGCGTGGCAGGCCGAGATCACCGCGAAGCTGGCGCCGTTCGGTGAGATGCACTTCGACGCCGACACGATCAGCCGGCCGTCCCTCGCCGAGCAGATGGCCGCGCTGCGGACCGGCGTCGAATCGGGCGTCATCACGCGCAACGAAGCACGAGAGTGGCTTGACCTCGATCCGCTGCCAGGCCTCGACGAACCCATCGTGGCGAAAAACATGGGCACGGGCGGCGGCACCACCAACATCGGCGCGAACACGTCGGAGCAGATCACATGATGGAGCGCCGCAGCATCGCCATCGAGAAGCCGACGGGCCGCACCCTCAGCGGGCTCGCCGTGCCCTACGGCAAGTGGTCGCGCGAGATCTCCGAGCCGTTCGCGCCCCAGTTCCGCGAGAAGATCGCGCGCGGCGCGTTCGGCGACGTCGGCGCGCTCGACATCAAGCTGCTGTTCAATCACGACGGCGGCGCGCTCCTCGCGCGCACGCGCAGCGGCACGCTGCGACTCACCGACACGGCCGCTGGCCTGCGGTTCGATGCCGATCTCGCCGACACCACCGTCGGGAACGACGTGCGCGAACTCATCGCGCGCGGCGACCTGAGCGGAGAGATGTCGTTCGGGTTCTACGTCGACAAGGACGATTGGAACCCGCGACGCACCGAACGCACCGTCACCGCCGCGCGGCTCGTCGAGCTGAGCGTGGTCGTCGACGCGGCGTACGGCGACAAGACCTTTTCGAGCCTGCGGAGCGTTTCCGCGGCTGCACTCGAAGCCGCGGCGCTGCGGCTCGAAATCCACTTGCACAGGATGAGCAATGTCTGACGAACTGAACAACCTTGAGAACACCGTTCACGAGTACCGCAAGACCCTCGATGCCTTTTCGGCGCGAACGGGTGCGAAGACGCACCACGTCGAGATCCGGGGCAGCGGCGAGGAGCGCGAGAAGATCGCGCGCATCGACGCCGACCTCGACGCTGTCGAGCGTGCCGCGCAGGATCGCGCGGCCCTTCGCGCCGCCAACGACCGCATCAAGCAGCTCGAAGAGCAGCGCGCGCGGCCGCAGTTTCGCGCGGTCGCCCCTCGCGCTGAGGCCGCGCACGACCTCGCTTCGCCCGAGTACGCGAAGCGGTGGCTGACGGCCGTCGCGCGTGGCGACGCAGCCGAGATGCGCGCGCTCGCCACGAGCACGGGCGGCGCTGGCATCCCGACCGACATGGAGCGCCGCATTGTTGAGAAGATGTACCAGGCGAACGTTCTGCGTTCCATCGCCCCGGTGTCGTCCATCGACTCGAAGCGCACGATCACTGTCGAAGGCAATCTGCCGACGACGGCGCTTGTCACCGAAGGTGGTTCGATCACCGCGTCCGATCCGTCGTTCGGCACCGCGATCTCGGTCGTGCCCTACAAGTACGTCTGTGCGACGCAGATGAGCCAGGAGTTCATCGAGGACGCCATCGGGCAGGGCGGCATCGGCAGCGGCCTCGACTGGGTCGCCAGCCGCATCGGCCTCTCGATGGCGCTCAAGATGGAAGAAGCGTACACCACCGGCACCGGATCGAGCCAGCCGGAAGGCATTGCCGGATCGGCGGCGAACACCGCGCTGGTGGCGCTTTCTCAGGTCACCGACCTTGGCGGCAATGCCGTCACCACCGTGACCGCCGACAACGTCATCGACACCGTGCACCTCGTGAAGCCGCAGTACCGCAACTCGCCGCGGTTCCGGTGGCTGTTCTCCGATACGTTCCTGCGCGTCGCGCGCAAGCTGAAGAACAGCGTTACCACGAGCGGCGCGACGGAGTACATCTGGACGCAGGCGCAGTCGAACGCCGGCACGATGGTCGGCGGCGCTCCGGGCCTGCTCTACGGTGTGCCTTACAGCATCGGCCAGTACGTGCCGACTTCGACCACCAACAACCTCATTTTCGCCGTGGTCGGCGACTTCAACTACTTCGAGATCTTCGACCGGACCGGCATGACGTCGCTTGTCGATCCGTACAGCGCGGCGAGCACGCACCAGGTGACCCTCTACACCTACGCGCGCACGGATTCGCACATCATGAACGCCTCGGCGTTCGCCGCGATCACCTGCTAAGGCATCTTCTACCTGCCCCTTCCGGCCGAAAGGCCGGAGCGGGGTTTTATGGCAGTCTCACTCTCGACCGTCAAGACGGCGCTCAAGATCGACTACACCGATGATGACACCGAGCTAACTCGGCTCATCGGCGTGGCGACGTCGTGGGTCGAGTACTACACGGGCATAAAGCTGACGCAGGCCACGCGCACAATGTACTTGCGCGAGTTCGCGCGTACCGCGTTCGCCGACTACCCGTACGTCTCGACGACGAGCGTGACCTACACCGACGGCGGCGGCGCCACCGTGACGATGACGAGCGGCACCGACTACTGGGTCGACCTCTCGGGCGACATCAAGGCCATCGAGTTCCTGAACGAGCCGTCCATCAAGGAAGGCACGCTCATCACCGTGACCTATGTTGCCGGCTACTCGACCGAGCCGAACGAGGTGGTGCAGGCCATCATCTCGCTCGTCGGCCTGTACTACAACAACCCCGAAGCTGCGCAGCCCGTCGGGCTCACGACGGTTCCCCTGGGCGGTCAGTTCATGCTTGAACACCTCCGAATCCGGGGCACGTTCCGATGATCTCGTCTGGCCTCACCCGTTTCCGCGTGAACGTGCTGCGCGCCGGCTCGAACAACCCGGACGCGTACGGGCGCCGCACGACGACCACCACGAACGTCGGCACGATCATTTGCGACGTGCGCGAGTCGATGCCGACCGAGCAGGCCTACGGCGACGGCGTGGCCGCTGTCGGCACCTACGAGCTGCGCACGCGGTGGCCGAACGTCGGGCGGTTGTCGATCACCCAGATTGACAAGTTGCTCTACAAGGGAAAGACCCTCCGCATCGCGGGCATCCGCAACCTCGACCAGGCGAACCGCGTGGCCGTCATCGACGCGGTGGAGGTCGCATGAGCGCCGGCACGGTCACCGAAACGTCGACGGTGCAACAGACGATCATCGCGACGCTCGATAACGCGACGTCAGCCGGACGCCGCATCTACTACGGAAGCAGGCTTCAGACGTCACTTCTTCCCGCGATCACGTTTGAAGTGACGTCAAGCGAATCTGTCAGCGTCGGGGGCGCGCCGCTGTCGGCGTTCTCCGTCACGTTCAACACCGTCGCCGATTCCGCATCCGACGCCCTCACGCTCGCCGAGTCGCTTTACGGCCTGCTCGTGCTGGAGCTCTTGTGGGTGCTTGTCGAGAGCGGCCGCGCCGTGCTTCAGGAAACGCAACCCGAGAACGGCGAGGAAGCCGGGCTCTACATCGCCACCGTCGGTTTCACGTTCTACGCCTAAGGAAACGCCATGCCACACCCACCACCGCCGCAAGCGTGAAGTTTGGATCATCGACGACCGTCGTTGACGTCGCGTCGGCCACCGCGAGCATCAGCCGGAACCAGATCGACATCACTGCCGTCGGCGACGCGCACCGGCACACGGCGCAAGGCTTCCTGCAGGGCACCGTACAGCTTGAGGTGTTCTACGAATCAGGCTCGACCAACGCCGGCATCCTGAGCAACCTTGCGACCGGGACCAAGATCGCCGACGTGGAAGTCATCTGGGCTTCCGGCAAGTCGATCAAGGGCGACGCCTACGTCCAGGATGCTTCGATCACGGTCGCGCCGAACGACATCGCGCGCTGCACCGCGACGCTCCTCTTCTCCGACAACGCTATCACGGTGGTCGCGTGAGCCAACTCCTCGATGCCTTTCTCTCTCGGCCCGCCGTCGTGACGTTCGACGGCGTGGTCCTTCACCTCAAGCGGCCGACCGTGGCGCACCTGATCGCCGCGCAGGACGCCGAGTCGCGCGGCGAGTTCATGCCCGCGTGGTACGTGCTCACCCACGTCGTGAAGCCCGACGGCTCGGCCGAGTTCTCAAGCATCGAGGTCGTGCGCGAACTGAACGCGCCGACCGTGCTGCGAATCGCCCGGCTCATCGAAGCGCTGTACGTGGAGGGATTGGACTTGCCAGCGCCGCACGCGAAATCCTGAGTGTGGCAGACGTGAAGGTGCAACTAGATACGCCGCTCGCCGTCTTCCTGGGAATGAGATCACACAAGGGGCTCTCGCATGACATCGTCGAGCGCATACGGAAGAAGGGGCCGCACGTTCGCGGTGGGCGTCGAGATTGACGACGCCGCGCTCCGTGCTATCAATGCGCGGCTCCTTACGCTCAACGAGCGCGACGCGCGCAACGCCATGCGCCGTGGGTTCTCGAAGTGGACGGGCGCGGTCCGCCGGCTGCTCGCGTCGTCGGCTCCGTTCGGCAAGACGACCGCCACCGAGCGCGTGCGCGGTGCCGTACGCCCGAACGTGCACCTAAAATGGTCCATCGCCACCAAGGTGAAGGGCTACAGCAAGGGCCTCGTGACGTGGGCGGCGGTCGGCGTGAAGCGCATCGACGGGTCGTACCTCACGCCGCACTGGTACCACGGATGGCTTGAGAACGGCCACGCCATCAAGC